GGTGAATGTGGTTTAGCTTTGTGTCGTGGTGTGCCCATAATGCAAAGTTATTATTCCATGTATCACAAACAAGGCAGCACCAGCAACATACGTGATAGTGTCCAATTCCAGACTGGTATCCACATGCTAATGCACGACCTTACAGGTGAGTCAACTCAGATAACTGAGGAAGCTCGTGAGGATGTGTATGTTGCATGGGGATTAGAACCAGATATACAGGTAGACCTAGAGAATATGTTCGGAGAACGACAGATTTCCTATGGTTCCCATGAATATGGTGATCATAGTGAGTACGAACATATAACACTCTAGGTCGTGATAATTATTATGTATTCAGATAATTATACCGGACCATATTACAGTGATGGTAAGTATCAGGAGAGTGTACCTTTTGGGGATGCACCTGCTGATACACCATTAGCTCAACAATCACGATTACACGATACCGCTTACTATTACTATAAAGATGATTTGCATCGGAAGGCTGCAGATGAGATCTATTATAATAACCTCAAGGACATTGATGATCCAGCTACAGTAGTGGCACGAAATGCAGTACGGCATGGGAATGTCGCCGTGGATGCTGGATCACGTTTAGCACACAATGTGGCTGTTGGTACCAATTTATTAGGTCCCTTAGGAGCAATTGGAGGACTAGTGTATACTGGCTTACAGAATATACACAAAGCATCCCAAATGCTACCAGGTGGGGCCTATGATAAAGCAAAATCTGATGTTTTATCGTTGTATGCCACAGACCCCAAGGCTAACATGTCCCTTCGAGGATCTGCCAAGAAACCAACTAAACCAATTGATATTCCAGTGCCACCCACTGGAACTTCTACGACGTCTCAACCAGTGTATGATCCTTACTCGGTGGCAAGTAATGATCCTACGCATGCACCAGCGGTAAACGACAAAATGTTGTATTTTGGGGATCCGGCCTTTATGTCTGCATGGCAGAAGCACCGCCGAAATCTCTATAAAATACAACGTCGACGCCGGAAGCGTGTATACATTGAGGGGTGATGTCGTGATAATACTAACCATATTATACTTTCAAAATTATTCTCCTATCTTTTATTAATAAACTTTCATTATGGTACCAAAGCGCAAGACGCAGAAGAAATCACAACCAAAGCAGCGTTTACCCAAGATGGCTAGCTCACCAGGACCGTTTGGTCCAGTGTCAACCATATCTACTGCTCCTGTTGCTATTGGCAACAGTATCCGTGGTAGTCAGCCTATCTGTCGGCCTGAGGCCGGTGGTATGCGAGTGTGCGGTCGTGACTTCGCATTTGCATGTGGGTCAACCGTCGCAGCTGCCACCAGTTGGCAGTTAATTGGTGGAATGCCACTCTCACCATCTATGTTTGGTGTGAGCACACTCCTCAATTACGCTCGTATGTATGGGGAATTTAGATTTAATAATGCCAGAGTGCATTACATAACTAGTTCACCCACATCGCAAGCAGGTGATATACTCTTCTACTACTCTAAGTCGCATACGGCACCATTAGTCGATTTTACCAACACCAGTTTCCTACCTTACATTCTCAGTGATCCTCATACTGTTATTGGTCCACAGTGGACAAACCATACCTTAGAAGTCATGCCTACTAAGGATTGGAAAACCACGTGTCCATTATCATCAAGTGATCCTGATGAAGAAAGTGCGGGTGTTGTGTATCTGTACTCCAAGACGAATTCTGCAAATAGTCCTGGTTATATCATTATTGATTACGACATCTCCTTCCGGGAGATAAGTGTTAATCCAAAGGCAGGACTGCTACCTATTACTAGGTGTCAAATGAGTTACCTCACTTTAGGTACCACGACTACTGTGGTGTCAGCTGGTGTAACAACTGTTGTAGGAAACGTACAAGGTACCAACATTGATGGTACTGCGTCGACACTACCAGTTGGTGCTAAGGCCGGTGATGTGTACCAAGCAATCCTGTTTCCAACCAATAGTGTGGTTACTGGCACTAATGCCGCTTGGACAAATGTTACTACCGCGAATTTGTTCCGTAATGCAAACGGACTAACCGGTACGTCATTAATCGTTGATGACGGTGTCACCATCTATATATTGATGTTGACAGCAACGACGTTCCAATTCTACACCACGTTGGACAATGCTTTGAATAACACTTTGGCAATGACATATGCTGTGTCAGCGACAGTTACGTTCAATTTGTGTATGGGAGTCGAACTTATTCGATCTCTCAGTCCAGATGCAACTTTGGCAGTTTATTAACTCCATTGGTTATCTTTATGTTTATTTATTTGCATTTATAAATTAACTTCTTGAAACAGTATGTGATGTGTAGTGCTACGTGTGACTGCCGATTTGTCCAATCGGTGATAGTGGCCCGAAAGGGTGTGACTGGTCATCCCACGTGGTGCAATACTGGACAACATCTAATTACTACCATAAAAATATACTTCATCTATATATATACATGTTTATGTTGTTGAGGTGACACAGAGTGTCACGTTGGCCGCGGGCCTTGTCGCGAGACAAGGGGGCTTCCCGGCGGGTCCTCCCAGATCTTTGATCTCTACTTTAACG